TTATAAAAAAAACTTTTTGCTATTCTGTTTCTTGCTTTTACTCTCATTGTTTTTAATTTAATTGTGTGTAATTTTCCTCTAATATAGTGCCTTCTGGAAGAATAACAATATAACCTTGTTCATCAATAAAAAAACAATCGTTTGTTAATGCTTCGTAATACAAAAACATTATTGTGCCGAAGTTTGAGTTGTACTGTTTAAAGGGCAAAAATATCATTAAACGCTAATATTGCTTTTTTTATAGTTCAAAGTTAAAATAATTTTTGTTGTGCTATATGGTTTTTAATACGCTCAATAGCCTTATCGTAGTATTCCTTATCTAGCTCGCAAGCCGTCAACTCAAATTTATAATCGTGGCAAGCGATGGCAATTGAACCACTGCCAAGGTGAGTGTCTAGTATTTTATCGCCTTGTTGTGCTTTGCAATATTCAAACATAAATTTATAAACGTAAATAGGTTTTTGAGTTGGATGGAATCTTTCTAAATCAGTACTTGATTTTTTCATTATTTTTGCTGGTTTATCTAATGAAGTCCACACTAATTCACAAGCTGAAAGTGTTGGCATTGCTTGGTTTTTATCCCAACAAACAAAACCTCTTGTGTTTGGTAAATATTCTAAAAAGTAATTAGCTCCAAAAACTACTTGATTTTTAGATACTCTAAATAATTCTTTCCAATATTCTTTACTTGGTAAAATATCCCATTCTTTATCTACATACAAAAGTCTTGATGGGTCATCTTTTCTTTTACCTCCTCCATTGCTTAACCTATCACCTAATCCATAAGGAGGGTCTACTATTGCTAAATCAAAGTAGTTATCAGGATAACGTGCCATTAATAGCATGTTGTCCTCATTTGTAATTGTAATTTTATCTGTTACTTTCATAGTTCAAAGTTAAAATTTTCTTTAACCCATTTATCAAAACCTATCGTAATTCCGTTAATTTGTTCCGCTACATCGGTTCTGTTTTTTCCGTCCAAGCCCATAAAGATGCGCTCGTGTTGCTTTTCAATCTCTAATATAGAATTGTTCAAAGAACGTTTTAACTCGTGTCTGATTAGATTAGGGTGGTCTTGTGTTATGTCCTCAATATATTGGATAAGCGTGTTTGTTACTCCCAATAATACCACTACTTTTATTTGATTTTCTTCGTTCATTTTGTTTAGTTTATTTCGTCAAAAATTGACTTTTGGTTAGTATCTGATTTTCTGATTATTCCTAAAGCAGTTTCTAATATTGTTTTTCCAGCTTCATAATCTACAAGGTTACGAGCCATTTTTGTAACTGATTGTTTTCCTTTATATTTTCTAAAATCATAATCGTGAAATTCGCAAAGCTTATTAACTTCTTCTTTTGCTGTACTTATTCCAATTGTTTTTCTTTCTTTTAAATCATTTGGCAAATTAAAATTTGTCCAGTATAAATGCCTACCTCTTTTTTGTGCTAATATTAATGGTTCATAATATGGTATTACATTTTCAACTACAAATTTTCCATTATAAAAGTTTTGTAAAAATAATATTTCTTCATACAAAAGCATTGATGGATATTTAGGCTTCCAACATTCCCTATTTTTTTGACTAATATTTAATCTCGTATGACTTGGACAAGGTGGTGAACTCCAAATAAAATCAAACTCTTTGTAATGGTCTAAAAGATATTGGTGTGCGTCTGCAACAATTACAATATCATTAGGAAATCTTTCTTGGTATAAACGTGCAGCTTCCTCATCTAATTCTACCGCAGTTATTTCTAAATTGTCAGCCACCTCGTCCCATTTATAACGATTACCACCAAGACAAGCGTACAAGTTTAATATCTTAAATTTTTTTTCTTCGTTCATTTTTTTTAGTTTAATCTTCTGTTAAATTCGTTTTGCATTAGCGTTAACGCCTCTGGAATTAGCAAACTTTCAAAGGCTGGTTTTCCGATTGCGTTTCTTAATTTATCTAATTTTCGGTTTAGTTTCTTATCGTGCATTTTAGCTAAATCGCAAATATTGTTACAACTATGGATAACAGTTGAATGATGTCTATTTGTAAGGTTACCAATCTCCAATAACGTAAACTCTTGCGACCTTAAATAAGTTTGAATAACTTGTCGCCACTCCGCTAAATCCGCTACTCTGTTTTTGCTAAAAATATCGTCCAAACTATATCCCGAAATAGTTGCTAAGTCCTCAATGTTCAAATCTTTTGGAGCGTTTAAAACTTGGCGTAACTTCTTTGGATTGGTAATTATTGGATTGTACTTCATAATTTGTTAATTAAGATTTTTAAATAAGTTCTTTGATTTTCTGATAGCAAAAAATATTCTCTTGATTGCTCAATACAAGTTCGAGCATCCAAAAACTGGCCTTTCGATTTTAGTTCTGTTGCTCTTACTTCCAAGTTCTCGTAAGTTTTTATAAACCTCATTAACTTTTTCACTTCCTCTTGCAATTGTTCCTCTGTATTCATCTGTTTTTGTTTTTAAAGTTATAAAATTATCTTGTGTGTTTTTGTTTGCGTGGCTTGTTAGCCAATTTTCGATTGTACTCATATTATTTTTGTTTTGAATTGTAGTAGTTTTCAAATATTGATTCATTATACGTTTCGTTTTCTCTTGAATTGCAATAGTCGTCAAAGATTTCGTCATAAAACATATCGAGCCAAAGGTTTTTAAGTTCCAACACAATTTCGTCTGTTTGCTCAATTGGTTTGCAGTCGTCTAATTCTTCATCAAATATAGTTAAATTGCCAATGATAAAATCATCTATTTCACTATTGCCGTTTGAATCTACATAGTAAGATATGTCTATAATGTCAAAACCATACTCGTAATTGAACTCATTGTCTGTTGTTAATCCCTCTCGCTGCTCAAAGTTTGCATAAAGTGTTTGTTTTTTTTCTCTTTCCATTTTGTTTTTGTTTCTACAAATATAATACTTTTTTGTTAATTACAAACTATTTTAAAAAATAATAAAAAAAAACCCGCTGAACGAATCCAACGGGCTTAAAACAAAACAGAGTATTAAACAAAAATCAAATATAGTTATTATTTTTTGATTTCAAAGTGCATCCAATCATAATTTTTTTCTATTCCTAAAGATTGAAAGCCGTTTTTATAGAAAATGTCAATCATTGCTTTGTATTCTGGGCGTGCAAAACGTGCCGTTCGGCTTGTTTCTTTTAGACGATTACGTTCTGGGTCTAAATCTATTGCTATTCCCCAAGAATGTAAAGACCACGAAGAACCACCTCGCATTTTTCTGTAATTAAAACAACCGCCGAATAAATCAATTCCTAGTTCAACTATTTTTTCGTAGCCGTATTCTTTCAATAAATCATAAAACACAGCTTTAAAGTTTTCCGCCACGTCTTTATGGCAACTCATCCTATTAACCTTTATGCTTTTGTCCCAAGCCAAGCGCATTGGATAGGGCAAATCAATTACTGTTAGATAACCTTTGCCAGTTTCGTTAGGTATGCCGTATTTCTTTTTAATCTCGTTTGTTGTCATTTCAAAATGTATATTAAAGCACCGCTAAAAATTGCGCCACCAATTAAAGATAAGTTTCTTTGTCTTTTAAACTTTTTAATTTGCTTTTCTTTGTTGTCTATTTCGGCTTTCATATCTTCATTAACGACATCTTTAATCTGTATTATTTCTTGCAAACGTTCAATAGTTTTATCTTGCAAAATAACAATGTTTTCAAGGTTTTTAATTTCCAATTTTTGCACCCCAATTAAACTGTCTTGAAAGAAAACAATCTTCGCCGTGTCGCTTTCAATTTTAGCTTGTGATATTTTTGTGGTTAAATCGGAATTTATCCGTTTAAGTGGCTTTATTTTGTCTTTTTTTATAGTTGTTTGAATTATTATGCTATCCACTTCCAATTGTTTGTGTTCGACAATTTTAGTAACCCTATTTTTTAAAGGTAAAACTTTCTTTTCGCAATTAGAAATATAGCCTAAAATAAACACAACAACAAATAAAATAAAGCATTTTAATTCATTCATTTTTCAATCTCTTTTTTTATGTCTTTGATTTTGACAATTACTTTTATCGACTCCATTGCTCTGTCTGACAAACTTTTCCCAGTCAATAGCTTAAAGCGAATGTTTATGATTATTGCTTCATAAACTATAATTAGTAAGGCAGCGAATCTAGTTACTATAAAATGTTTTGAACCAAAGAAAGCGAGTAAATGAATATCAGTAGGATAAATCAAAACTAAGATTGCAAGGTAAGCAATAAAAAACTTAAAGAAATTTTCTCCAGCATCTTTGTACATCTCACATTTTGTACCTCTACTCTTTTTGGAACGTTTCACGATAATTAAATCTAAAACAAAACGAGAAGTAATAACCAAAAGTACCACTAATAAGGTGGCGTATATT